TGAATTAGAGAAAGAGATTGAGGGATTAAAGAGTCCCAAATTAATGTATAAGCGTCCGGGTGGAGAGGACCATGAGAAGATAACTGATTTTTTAGATAATGTAGAGAATAGATTGCAAGCATTAGAGTAATGGCAATATTAGTACCTGGTCCTGGATTTATAGGTAATGGATTAAACTGGATATTTTTCCCACCACCGAATGGATCAATAATGGGTACAGCGTTTCCACGTATGGGAACTAATTTAAATATATGGGAAATAATAGGACAGATCAGTATTACTGCAGTAGGAACAGTAGAATGCGGGACACCACCAACTGGCGAATTAATCACAAGTATTACAGTATCCCCATGTTCATCGCCTTCGCGATCAGGGAAGGGAGTAACTGTATTATTAGGTGGGGTAGGCGATATACCAGAGATGTTATGTCCAATATTCAATGCACCATTTGTAACATATAATACTATAGCAGGAGCAGCAAAGACATTAATATTACCACAAGCAATCAATGGATATTACACAGAGAAATATTTGTGGGATGCCGGGATAGCATTTAGTGAGATGCATATGGGTAGTGAAGCAGAAGTAATGCCATTAGATAATATAAGAGCAGTAAGTCGTGGAGGATATGGGGTAATGAAACCGATACCAAAACCGATAAGGATGAAGCGATTAAGGGTAAAGGATATACCAAGGCAAACTGGTATGTTACCAGTGGACACGTTATTTCCAAAAACTCTGCCAGAGGCAATGACGGTAGGCCCATCGTATTATGAGAAAGCATCAGCAGGATCAAATTATTTAATAGGATATCCACCATCATTAATAAGAATATTAAGATTTTTCTTTACTATTAAAGTAACAACAACATGTCCACCGTATGTGTATATATTTTTCGCACATTTAGATGTAGAGAACAATTGGGATCATCATAAGAGGAGAGTAGCATATAGAGTAGCAAGGAATCGTAATCCACCACCCTATCCACCACCTATATAATAAGTACCAAGTAATAAAATAACAAATGTCATTAGCACCAAGTGGAATAAGTCGTTTTGGAGATTTATCATCAGGTCATCAATGTTATTATCCTGTTGTATTAGTTACTGCATCACCAGATGTAGCAGTAAATAAAATATTTGCTGCTATGGAAGGATGTATAACAAAAACCCATAGTTGTCCAAAGACGCCACCACATATGGATGTAATAAAGAAAGGATCAAAAAAGGTTCGGATTAATAAATTTGGAGCAGCACAAATTGGTAGTATATTACAACCAGGTGCTGCAGTTATGTGCGAGGGATCACATTCTGTATATGCAACAACTGGCTGGTAGTGGTATCGCAACGTAAAAAATGTGCTATAATATAAGAAACTATAGGAGATCAAATGGCAATTCGTAGATCATTATCAGGTGAAGAGAGTATTGAAGCAATACCAAAGAAAACACGACAAGGTAGAGGAAAGCATACAAAATATGCTGCTACATCTAGGAATCAAAAAAAGAAACGTTATAGAGGCCAAGGTAGTTGAATAAAGTAGAAGATGTACCAGAATGGTCAAAAGGTCCAGTACGAAGACCAGTAGACATAGGAAATTCTTTTCATAATTCGGGTATGGTATTAATTACCGATCCGAAGAGTGATAAGTATTTGGATCAAAGTAATAAAAGAAAAAACAAGACTCAGGATAAGAACGAGAAAAACGAGACATAAATATAATAAAATCGTGTCATTGTGCCATCATTTGTCTCGTTTAAAGATCTTAAGATCACATTTAAGCCACACCCAATAACTAATGATCTGCAGTTATCAAAAGATGAAGCTGCAGTAAAACAAGCTGTTATTAATTTAATAATGACAGTACCTGGTGAACGTCCATTCCAAAGTGCGATTGGATCCGAATTAAATCGATTATTATTTGAACAATTTGATTATGGTGTAGCTGCACAAATAGAAACTGAAATTAAGAGTACAATTAATAACTTTGAGCCAAGGGTTAATATTAATAGTATTGACGTAACACTTGATTATGACGCTAATGCATTTGCAGTGCATTTAGAATATGATATACGTGGTCGCACAGATATGCCTAATAGTATCGATTTCCTACTCCAGAGAACACAGTAATGAAGTATACCCAATATAGTAATTTAGATTTTGAGAGTATTAAGGTAACTCTTAGAGAGTATTTACGAGCACAAACAGACTTTACTGATTTTGATTTTGACGGTTCAACGTGGAGTAACTTACTTGATGTTTTAGCGTATAACACATATTATACAGCATTTAACACCAATATGGTGGTAAATGAATTATTTTTAGAATCTGCTACGTTAAGAGATAACGTAATTACATTAGCAAAGCAATTAGGTTATAAGCCTAAGTCGGTAGTTGCACCAGAAGCAGTAGTAAACTTTAAAGTAACATTTACGGGAACATACCCATCTTCAATAATTCTTAAGAAAGGTACAGGTTTTGTAACAACATTTGATGATACATTGTATAGATTTGTTGTTATTGATGATTGGAAAGTTCCTGTTACTGCGGGAGAAGCATTATTCAATAATATTAAATTATATGAAGGTACTGTAGTAGAAGATACGTATGTAGTTAAAACAGCAAATGCGAGACAGAAATTTGTTTTAAAGAATGGAAGTGCAGATACTAGTAGTATTAGAGTAAAAGTTTATCCTACTGCAACTTCTTCATCTTTTGTATATTACACTCAAATTGATAATATTATCGATATAGGTAGTAAGGATAATATTTTCTATGTTGATGAAAGTTTAGATGAACAATATCGTCTTTTCTTTGGGGATGGTGTTATTGGTAGAAAATTAGTTAATAATGAATTAGTTAGGATTTCATATCTAACTACAAGTGGACCAGCAACTAATGGTGCTTCTAAGTTTTCATTTAGTGGTATTTTATTAGATGTGAGTGGTAATAGTTACCCAATGCAAATATCTAATGTTACTACTGTCTCAAATGCCTCTGGTGGATCGGAACTTGAGAACATAGACCAAATCAAGTTCAATGCTCCAAAACTTTACTCATCGCAGAATAGAGCAGTTACAGCAGCAGATTATGGAGCAATAGTACGTAAGATCTATCCATCAGTATCTGATATCATTGTTTATGGTGGAGAAGAGGAAAGATACCCTGAATTTGGTAAAGTAAAGATTTGTATTAAACCAAATAGCGGATCTAATCTATCAGCGTTTACAAAACAAGATATTGTACAAAAATTAAAGGATTATGCTGTTGCTTCGGTAACACCCGAAATTAATGATCCTTCGGTTGTTTATATTGAATTGGATAGTAAAGTAACATATAGTATAAACAAAACTAATCAATTCCCAGAGGAAATAAAAACAAAAGTTATTAAAGTAGTAGATGATTACTCACATCAATCAGAAACAGAGAAATTTAACGGTAAATTTAGACACAGTAAGTATATTGGTGTAATTGATGAAGCAGATCAATCAATTATTTCTAATATAACAACAGTTATGTTGAGGAAGGATTTTTATCCTGCCATCAACTCAACATATTTTTATGAATTATGTTATCAAAATTCATTTAAAAAGTCTTGTGCTGGACCAGTTATCCAAAGTACTGGGTTTGTTGTTTCCGAGTATCCAAATTACGTTGTTTATTTTGAAGATAGGGATCTCGGAAATGAACTGGGATCTATTGTCCTATATAGAATAGATTCCGCTACTGGTGATAAAATTATCTTAAACGATAGTCTTGGAACAGTAGATTATGATAGAGCGGAAATATTGTTACATGATTTAACTATTATCAAAGGTACAATGTTTGATAATAGAATTGAAGTTCGTGCCGAACCTGCAATTTTTGATATTTCTGCTGCACGAAGTCTTTATTTAGATGTAGATATATCAAATAGCAAATTTGCGGTATACCCAGAGTAATATTAGATGAATACACAGATTTCTTCTCTAATTAAAGATCAGCTGCCAGATTTTATTGTCACTGAGTATGATAATTTTGCTAAGATTCTTGAGGGTTATTATCATCAAATAGAAAGTACAGGACAACCTGTAGATCTTATTAGTAATCTCTCGACATATCGAGATATAGATTTTTACGAAAAGCATTTATTAAAAGAAAGAACCACATTAGAAGTTTCTATTAATACTACTGATGAAACAATCACAGTAGCAGATGCTCAATCATTTCCAGATAGGAATGGTTATATTAAAATTGGTGACGAAATTCTGTTCTATAAGGAAAGAACAGACACACAATTTAAGGAAGTATCACGTGGTATCAGTGGATCTACCAAATTAGGTGATTTATATACAGAAACTAGTTTTATTTCTTCTGAATCTTTATCACACACAAAAGGTGTGAATGTAGATAATTTAAGTCATTTATTCTTATATGCTCTAGTAAAGTCGTTTGAAAGTGAATATCTAGAGTCTTTTCCTGAAAAATATTTAAAAGAGGATGTTGATAAGAGAACTCTTATCAAAAACATCGGAACTTTCTATAAAGTAAAGGGTAATGATAAATCCATTAGGTTTATCTTCAATACTATTATTTCAAAGAGTGCTGATGATATTCCAACAACATATAATCCAAAAGACCACACAGTAAAGATCTCTACATCTGATTGGGATTCTTCTTATGGCATCCAAGCAGTTGTTTTATCTGGAGATGCAAACTGGTTAATTGGAGAAAAGATAGTACAGCAGGGAGATCGTAATTTACCAGGTGTTTCTTATGCTTCTGCTATTGTAGAGAATGCATATCAGATTGGAACAGTTAATGGATCTCCATTATGGAATTTTATATTAAACCCATTTACCATTAATGGCGATTTTGTTATTCCACAACAAACAGTTTTAACTAAACCCATTTCGCAGTCTATGGCGAATGGAGATTTAATTACTGTTGATTCTACATTTGGTTGGAAGGATCAGGAAGGAATGGTTGTTGTTAATGGTGAGCAAATCAAGTATTCTGCTAAATCAGCACGACAATTCACTATTAAAAATCGTGGAGTCATCTATCAGATACACAGTAAAGGTGATAAAGTTTACAATTACTCCACAGCAAAGGGTGTAACATCTAATGGAGTGGTTTCTTTATTGGTTTATGGTATTTTAACAAGTTTAGATACTGATTCGTCAACAAATTTATCACAACCTGGTGATAAGATCCAAATTTCAAAACCAGGATTTGAAACTAGAGATCCTATACTATATGATGAATTTAGTCAAAATTATAGATGGAAAGTAAATATAAATGCTGTTGGTCCATCAGTCCCTCTAAACCCAGTCATAGCAGCGAGTTTGAGCGACTACATTGCTGATGTTTCATCGATATATGAAGATGAGCAATATTATTATATTGCTACTTCTAGTTATCCTTCTACTCATATACTACCATCTACTGTTAGTGCCACATTAGTAGATCCAAATTTATTAAAACTTATTCCCAAAAAGACAACTACTACTACTGAGGTGTTTAGTACACCCAGAGATGAAATTGGTGTTTTTGTTGATGGAACAATTGCATATAGTTATAAGGACAAAAATTTAATTGAATATGGTCCTATTACTAAGTTTAATATAAAAAATAGAGGTGCTGGTTACCAAAAACCTCCATATGTTCTAATTGATGGGAATCCCAATAAAGCAACTGCTGTTTTAACTGGTAATAGTGTTAGTAATATTGTAACAATAGATAAAATAAATTACACCACTGCACCTTCAGTAGAAATTGTTAGTGGTAGGAAAGCAGATCTAAGACCAATTATAACATCTGGTGCGGTTACTAGTATACTTATTTTAAACGGAGGAGAATACTATTCTTCACCTCCCGCTATTATTATTGGTGACAAAGTAGGTAAAGGAAAATTTGCTGAATATATTGCAGTACTTTCCGATGGAAAGATTGTAGATACAATTAAAATTGATGGTGGAAAATATTATACGCAAGAGAATGTTACTATAAATCTGGTGCCAGATGCTTATTCTAATAGTGCTACAGCGACAGCAGAAATTTATGAATGGACTAAAGACAGATATGTTACCAACAAACAGAATTTTGACAACAACGGTGGGGTAGTTGTCACTAATAATGATAATGAGAGTCATTATGGTGTAGTTGTTAATCCCAAACTTTTAAGATATAGATTAGGTGATAGTTTAACATCATCAACATTAGAAGAAACTACTGTTGTTGCACACTCACCTATTCTTGGTTATGCTTATGACGGTCATCCCATATATGGTCCATATGGTCATTTAAATCCTCTTGATAAGAATTCTGATATTGTCAGAATGAATAGTGGATATAATCTGAAGGCAGATAGATCAGATGGTCCTGTTTTGGACAATGCTCCATATCCTATGGGCACATTTATCGATGACTATCAGTGGGTTGCTGATGTTAATACAGGTAAAACTAGGTTAGATCGTAATAATGGTAGGTTCTGTGTCACACCAGAATATCCTGCTGGTGTTTATGCATATTTTTTGACTATTGATGAAGATCAGGAACCAGTATTCCCATATATCTGTGGATATAATTTTTATTCGATTCCAGTAGCATCTAATTATGAATATAACATCAAGCAAAGTTCTTTGCCAAGAAATGCCAAACGTCTTTATATTTCAGGTACTTTAAAGAATGGTGATGGAGAAATTGCTATCATCGATGATGTTTCATCAGGATCAGTCTCTTCTGTTGTTGTAGAGGACTCTCAACCATCTTTTACGGTAGGTTCTAGGATTTATGTTGATAATGATAACACAGGTGGTAAAGGCGCTGCTGGGGTAGTTTCCTTGACATATGGTAAATCTGTCAAATCTTTAGAATCTAGAGCACCTGCTGCAAATTTATTGACTTCATTGACACCATTATATTCATTTGCTGGTGATATTATCACTCAACCTTCTACTGGTGCTACTGGTGAATTATTACGTGATATTATTGAAGAAACATCTTTTGTTGTTAGAAATGTACAGGGCAAATTTGAACCAGAATTAGATCTTACTGTAGGAACATCATCCAAAACAATTAATTCTAGTTCTGTTGTGATGAACCTTTTACTTTCACAGGATAGTAGTTATACAAAGGATGCTACTTTATCATTAGTTAAAAAAGCAGATACTAGTGATGTTATTGCTAGTGGAAAAGTTTTATCAGCGACAAATGATCAAAATGCTGTTCGTGTACTTGTAGAAGTTGGAGATTTCAACGATTTTATCAATTATCAGGATGGAGATACTATTTTAAAGAGTAGTAATGTTGCTAATACAGCAGGAACTGAAATTGAAATCGTAAAGCAGTTAAGTGAAGATATTGTTATTATTAGCGTACAGGATAATATTGCTATTGTTGAGACTGATGGTGATCACAATATGGCAGAAGGAGATGTTGCCAATATTGAGGTTGATCCTGATGAATCAATAACGGAATCAACATATTGGGTAAGAAAAAAGAAATTCCAAGAATTTGATTTAGTTCCACAAGGATTCAATGGAAAATTGAATGATACTGGTATTGGACATTCTAGTTTAGTTGCATATGGTAGAGATTATGTTGCTGGCACATATAATGATGTAGAGTTAATTTTTAGTGACCATAATAAAGATAGAGAAAATATTGGTGCTGTAGGTGCATCAGGAAATGCTAAAGGAAAAATTATTGTTCCTTCTACTAATTTTGATGGTAGTGGTAGTATTTCATCAATTGAAATCATTGATGGTGGAAAAGGATATTCTGTAGATGATATCGTGACAGTTAACCCTACTGATGTTCCTAAGATAGATCCTTCTGCTTCAAATGTTACTATTTCACCTCCACCAACAGCACATTACCAGAATGAAGATATAGCAGAATCTTTTGCAATTTATAAGTTTACTTTAGGTTCTCCTGATCCAACATGGCACCCAACTATACAAGATGCATGGACAGATTTTACTACTAATGTTCTGCCATCACAAGTAGGTGTATCATTTTGGACTTATCAGGATCATGAGTTTTTAGTTGCTGATGGTAGTGCAATTTCTGTAAATGATCATTTAATTATTGATAATGAAATTGTAAATGTAGTAAGCGTTACAGGAGATACAATTAAAGCTAGTCGTACTCATTTTGGTACATTTTCTACAGAACATATTGTGAATTCTGGGGTTTCCCTTTTAGAACCCGGCAGTACTCCATCAGATATTTCTTCTGATATAGGATACTTTGATGATGTTATTACTGTTACTACGACAACATATGCTTTTGGTGATTATATAAAAATTAATAATGAGATTTTAAAGGTTGTAAGTCTATCTGGAAATGATCTTACTGTCGTTAGAGGACAAGTTGGAACATATCCACAATTGCATTATACTGGAGATATGGTTCAGTTATACACATATACTGAAAATGTAACTACACTAACTACAGTTGCCCCAATTGCTACTAATGTAAGATTGTGGTATGTCAGTAAAAATGATAATATTTTTGAAGTAACTTATTCGATATCTAGTGATGCACCTGCTCTGACAGATCAGATGTGGTTTACTGGAGATAATAATTCAGAGATTAACATTGGTGCTGTTTTTAAAGAGTATCCTGATACCGCACCAAAACCACAATATAGACTCATTATTGATGGAGTTGAAAATCCATCGTACACAATGCGAGTTGGTTCTGTTTTTACAATGGATGCTGTTGATTCGCATCCAATATGGATTGTTCATGATTATACAACATCACTAGCTAGTGATGGTGTGGCATTAGTAATGGATTCTTATAATGCAGTTAGTGGTGTTACTAATAATGGAATTAATCAACCTGAAGCAGCTCCACAAGAGCAAATAGTATTTACACCACAGCATCCAGGAACATATTATTATGTTTGTGCCACGCATCCCGAAATGAGTGGTATTATTACCGTCGAAGGTGATGCGAGTAATTCTATTCCTTTGATTAGTGTTCATAATATTGGTTTGGGTGTTGATAGAACAGATGCAATATTAGATACGGTATATTCATTAGCAGAAGGAGATCAATTAAAGGTTAATGATGAAATTTTAAAGATTATTGCTGTTGATAATACAACTAGAAAGGTTACTTTCGATAGGGCACAAGAAAATACTATTAAAGTTAATCATCCTTTAAATGATAATATAGTTGCTTATAGACCACACTATAGATTTACTTTCAATCAAAAGATTTTTGGTAGTGATGCTAATGATCCTAGAGTCATTTCATATGACAAGGAAACTCATAAGTTATTAGTTGCTTTCGATTTTATACATGAAGGTGCTACTAACCCTAGAGTAATTACAGAAATTTCTTCTTTCTTTGATCACAGTAATCCATCAAAGACAGTTTCTATCTCCAAAGCATATGATATATTAGAGAAATTACAATTCTCACCAGATAATACCAATTTTGAAACTAATCCAGTATTACAGATTCAAAAGTATTATTTTTACAAATTTGATACTAGTCATCCATCTATGCTTGGTTCTTATTTGGATATTTCCACAAGTCCCAATTATAATATCTTTACTGAAGAGAAAGAAGTTGGATTGATTGAACCTGGCAATGCAGGTGCTCAAGTTAGAATTAGATTGGGTTATGGTCCTAATATTGGTGATGTAAAGAGAAAAACAGTTAATTTTATATCTTATTACTACTTCTTAACTACAGAAGAAATTGATACTGGCGGTTCTTATTTGAGTGTGCGAGAAGATCCCCTCGCTGGTGATAATACTATTATATACACAACTGATAATAAGTTTGTTTATAATTTAGATAGAGTTCCACAATATGATGGAACTGGTGATATTAGATATAGAGGAAGATCTGTTGGCAAAATTGCTTCTATTGCATTAGACAATTTGGGTTCCGATTATATCTCTATGCCTAGAATCAAAGGAGTAGTTCCTGCACCAGAGTACAAAGCAGAAATAGAATGTATTAGAGATATTTTAGATCTAAATGTAAAGGAATTAGTTCTCAAGAGTTCTGGTAAAGGATATTCAAAACCAGAAGCAGTAGTTTCTAATGGTGATGGCACTGGTTTGAAAATTAAAGTAACCAATGTTAACGGTTCTATTGTTAAGGCAGAAATTATAAGCAAAGGATCTGGATACACATACACACCAACAATTGATGTTATTGAAACTGATAATAAGATATTTTTTAAATCAAATGAAATTGGTATACCGAAAAGTGTTAAATTCATTAAATATGGTTCTGGATATCACAATGATAATTCCATTATTCCATTTTTTACGTCACCTTATATTTTTACCCTATCAAATTTTGATACAGATGCTTTTCGGATTGGGGAAAAAGTTGAGCAGCGAGTTAATGGATTAGTTGTAGCATCTGGTACTGTTGCTAAGAATGGTTGGACATTTGGATCCAATATATTGAGAATGGATAACATCACTGGTGTTTTTAGAGAAAATTATTCTATTATTAATAAGAATCGTGGAAACAAGACTGCTTTTATTGTTTCTATTGAATATTCCAAATTTAATCCTATTACTACAACTAGGGAAAAACAATTAGGTAGATTTTCTTCAAATAGAGGATACCTTAATTCTGTTAATCAAAGAATTACTGATTCTGATTTTTATCAAGATTATTCTTATGTGATTAGGTCAAGAACTCAAATCAAGGATTGGCGTAATGCAATCAAAGAAACAACCCATCCAGCTGGATTTAAAGTATTTGGTGAGGTTTATTTAGAATCAGAAGCATCTACATTAATGGATGTTGCTCAAGACAATACAGAAAAACACACAACATATGTTGTTCTTCCTCCGGTAAAAGTTACATCTCTTTCCACAAAGAGAACAATTACACAGAGATATTTCACTGCAATTAATCATCAAATTGAAAGAGGACAAGGTTCTGTCGCATTCGATGAATTTGATGAAACTTTAACAAGAACCAGAGAAATTACATTATCACCTGCTTTTGATGGTGTTTTTGATTCTTCAACTGGTTTGCAAGTAGGAACAACTCAATTTAGTATTATTGATAAAAAAACTGGTCTTGCTTACCAACCATTTAATGAGCAGGAATTAATGATTACTATTGATGGTGTTGCTCAGCGGCCAATAACTTCATTTAGAGTTATTGGTAATCAAATCAAATTCTACGAACCGCCACTTGGTGAGAGGACTTCAGAAGGTCAAATTGTATCTCCACAAACTTTTTATGGTAGAGCATTTAAGTTTTCTGAAGATATTAATAATGTTCGTTATTTGAAGAGGTTGAAGAATATATCAGATGATTTTGATGGCAGACAAAAGAACTTTGATTTGTATTGGGAAGATGGAAGTATTGTTAAAACAGATTTGGATGAGAACTTATTGATATACCTTGATAGTATACTACAGCAAGGATCTTATACTATTAAAAGATTTGTTAGTAACAATAAGACAGATAGACTTATATTCAAGAAGGCTCCGAAAAATTATGCAGATCTGCATAGTGATGCTCCAAAATCTTTGCAAAATGAGCAATATTTTTATGGTCAAAGTGTTGGAAATTATCAAAGGATGCATATTGATGAGAATGTAATTCCTTATAGTCGCACAAATTCTTATATTATTTTCGATAAAGAGAATAGCGTAAAGGGATTTGATGATCCATTGTATGCATATGTTTATGTAAATGGTGTTTTACAACAAGATTTAGATTCTTATATAATCTCTGGACCATCCATTAGATTCCACAAACCACTAAAATTCAGCAAACAATCTGATGGATCTTATATCACTGATAAAGTAGATATTTTGTATTTTTATGGAAAGAATTATCAACCAACAGCAACTTGTTTTGATTTTGAAAGTGATGTTTTCTATAACAGAACAACAATTACATTTGATGGCGCGAATACTTATGATAAATTTTTAACATGGTTTGGTCCACAAGCATCATTAAGTACTTACGTTTACCAAATTCTTGATGGTAAAAAATATTTGTTTGGAAATGTGTTGCGTGTTGTTCCATCTGCAGGAAATACGTGGGTGATGGATTTACAATCACAAAATGTAAAGTTCAATGTTAATGGTAGAGTATATTTTACAAAATCTCGTTCATTAGATGGTTCTAATGAAATAGATATTTCTTTCGATGATATTAATATTCAATATAACACTAATACACAAGGAGAAAGACTTCTGAATAGATCAGAAATTAATATTTTATCATGGGCAGAAACTGGTGATAACTTAGATAGTTATCAGCATACAGGGGAATTGTTTAAAGAACACCCAACACTTAAAAAGAATGATCGTATTAAAATTGATGGTGAGTTTGCATATCGTGATGTTAAGAGTGTACCTTTCTTTGCGAAATCAAAAGAATATAATGATGGTCATCAAGTATCAAATAGTTTCTTTTCTAAAATTGCTGTAAGTGAATATAATGGAAAAAAACTTGGTGAAGGATTCAGTATTACTGCATCACTTACAAATGATACCATTAGTAAACTTGACTGGAATAGAAGAGATCTTGAATTATATTTTGATAATAACCTTTTATTGAGTCCAACTGCTTATAATTATTACACACCACCCATTATCAATTTCATACCAGTTGATGGTAATGGTGGTGGAGCAAAAGCACAAGTTTTGGTTTATGGTGGACAAATCATAGACATTATTTTAGTTGATGGTGGATCTGGTTACACAAATTCACCAAAAATTGTAGTTTCTAGAGGATACGATATTATTCGTATTGATGATACTTTTGAATCTTCTGCTACAATCAAACTTCATAATGCTGGTTATCAAGGAAGTTGGGCTGGTATGAATCCTAGTACTGTTTGTACTATTAATTTGTGGCGGCGAGAATTAATGGAATCTTTTGCTGTCTTTATTCTTCCTCCCGTTACGGGACAAATTACTATAGTTGGTCAAACTCTTATTGCGTTTGATCCAGGTTTAAATGCTTTAGAAAGATCTATTACTCAAATAGTGACACCTGCTGATGAAAGCGTTGCGATGTCAAATGATTCCACTACTTATATTGAGAATGATATTGAATGTAAAATTAATGCTTCTTACTTAACATATGAGCATCCTGTTACTAAACATACTTATTGCGGTATGCTTGATATGTTACAAGAACCAGTAGAAAATCCATCATTGTATAATCAAGGTAAATTAGGATCAACTGTCGCTTCGTTTATGGAATATCTTTATACTGATGTTGGTACATTGGGTACTGGTATTAGTTTAGAGCAATTTGAAATTTTCTACCCATTCATTTTGATTAATCAAAATCCTGGTAACTGGATGGAAAACTATGAGGTTGATTATAGTTCTATAACAACCACTGGTGTATTATTCAATCCAGGCATTCCTTCCATCTCTAATCGTGCTGGATATCTTAGTAGTGTTTTTAATCCAGGAGATACTTGGATGTACATTACAGGATCTACATCACACTTCCCTGCAACTGGTAAATTATTAGTTAATGGAGAGATTATTAGGTATAGTGGAACTCTCAATGATGATCGTTTTATCATATCTGAAAGAGGTGTTGATGGAACTACAGAAGTATCTCATGATGCTCTTGATTATTTCCGTGAGTTAGGCAAGTATAATTAACCCTGTATAAATATAAATAAGACAGAAATCAAACCCCGTTCACCGTATCTAGTATTTTTTCAATGGCTGCTATAATCTCCGAAAAGTTTAGAATTTTTAATGCAAAGCAGTTCTTAGAGTCTTTGACTGAAGGCGCTACGGACACATCCGCAGATCGATCTAGGATGTATTTCTTTGTAGGACGACCTCAAGCATGGAATTCGTTCCTAGAAATTTATTCCATCGATGGTGGATCATTCAGTGCAGGTCAATCAGTATATGTTGGTGCTGATTGGGCAAACGCTACATTTAAAGGAACTATCGAACAAGTACTAGATAATAGTTTAATTTTATCTTCTATTGGTCCTTTACCAACATCAGCACCATCATTGGGATCTTTACTAAAGGGTTATGATGGTTCTGCAAATACGAACGTTACAGCAAATACTGGGGTTTATAGGTATTCTAGGAATGATGTTCCTCCAGTTCCTTTAGATAACCAGGTAGAAAAATACGATATATATGACGATATCATTGCATCTAAGAGGATTACTTCTTCTTATGCAAGATCAGTAATTCGGAGATACAATTACGATCAAATCACTAATCCTAGATTTGATATGTGGAAACCTGATTATTCTGATACTCCAGCTGGTGGTGGTCAGATTGGTAAATCCACAGGTACGGGTGCTACTTCGATTTCTAACGCAAAATTTTACGTTATGAATCAAAGGTATGAGGTGTTTAAGTGCATCTATAATGGAGAAAGTGTTGCAAATCCAAGTGGAGTTGATGTTCAACACGAACCATTTACTGCTCCTTCTGCTGGATTGGGTACATATGATGCTGCTACACGCAATTTCACTGCTCCTGATAATTCATATATTTGGAAGTATTTGTTCACCATCCCAACAGATGATGTCTTAGCATTTCTTTCAACTGATTTTATGCCTATTGTTGAATCTGCTGAACCCACTAGGGTTGCTACCGAAGCGGCCGCAGTTGATGGATCAGTTGATGTTGCTGTAATCAAGAATGTTGGTGTAGATCTTCCTAATGCAGGTACATATTATGCACCAGTTCTTGGTGATGGTACTGGTGGTATTGTTAAAATTGTAACCACTGGTGGTGCAATTGATACTGCTGAGTTGGTTCAAGTTGGTTCTGGTTATACCTATGCCACATGTCCTATTATAACCGGCATTCCTCTTGGAACTGCAGGTAGTACAGAAGCAATTGGTTTGTTCTCTGATAGTGCATTTACTACTTCAGAAACAGTAAATTCATCTGACACTCCTTCTTTAGAGATAATTCTTTCACCACAGGGTGGACATGGTTCCGATTTAGAGACAGAATTGAATGCTAAGCGAGTAATGACAAATATTCGCCTCACTTTCATCGAAAGTGCTGGTGATTTCCCTGTTGATAATGATTTCCGTCGTATTGGCATTATTAAAGATCCTCTTATTCCTGGTGGCGGTGATTTTGCTACCGATGATACTCTTAACGGATTGTATGCTGTTAAGATTACAAGTACAACAGCAGATTATATTCCTGACGAAACAATCAGTCAGACAGTTGCTGGAGGGACTGCATTGGGTCAAGTAGTATCTTGGACGCGAGATGTACCTGGAACTGTTCCGACACCTTCTACACCCGGTAGCGGCGTGTTGAAGTACATCCAATCACCACAAGTACATCAAAACAATGGTGTTGTTAGAGCATTTGAATCTAGTGCTGCTAATGCTATTACTGGCGATCAATCCAATGTACCTGGAACTGTCCATCATGATTATGCAAATGGTACATTATTATTGGGTTGCACTTTTAATAGTGGATTGGCATCTCCCGAACTTCAAAACAATAGTGGAGATCTCATATACATAGAGAACAGAAGACTAATTACCAGAGCTCCTGATCAAATCGAAGATATTAAATTAGTCATCGAATTCTGATTTTTGTCAACTTAAAACAGACGGTAGAATAATACGATGCCACAGAAGACTAATATCAAAGCAGCTCCTTATTTTGACGATTACGATCCGAGTAAAGATTTTTATAAAGTACTGTTCAGACCATCTTACCCTCTTCAGGGTAGGGAACTAAACACTTTACAATCTATACTGCAGAATCAGGTAGAGAGTTATGGCAAATACACCTTCAAGCAAGGTGACTTAGTTGTTCCTGGAGAAATTGGACTTAACAAGAAATTAGATTTTGTTAAGTTATCTTCTGTATCTGAAGTTGCTGTAAGTATTGATGGGGAAATTATATATCAAAAGTATGATATTGATGGATTAGTTGGACAGAAGGTTAATGGATTATCTTCTGGGGTTGTTGCTCTTATTGTAGATATAACTAAATCCACAGATAATAATAACGATACTTTGTATGTTAAGTATCTAACTGCTGGTTCTGGTGGTGATGAAGAAACTTTTAGACAAGGTGAAACAATAGAAGTAGTTGATGGTGTTAATTCTCCTTTGCTTGTTGTTGGAACTGACGGTAGTGTTCTACCTACCAATGTTGCTGTAACAGATCCTGATACTGGTGCTGTCACTTTCATTGAAAGTGGGGCAATGGGTTATGCTTCTGCTGTTAAGGTTGAAGAAGGTGTTTATTTTGTTAATGGGTTTTTCGTAAGAAATGATGCTTCTTTACTTATTGTTGATGGATATGGTGATCAACCATCTGTTAAAGTAGGATTTACAGTATCAGAATCTATTTCTACGCCAGAAGGAGATAATACTCTTTATGATAATTCTTTTGGATCATCTAACTTTGCTGCTCCAGGAGCACATAGGTTAAAGATTAATCTAAAATTAACTAAGTATTCTTATGATGCTATACCAGATAAGAATTTTATTCAACTTTTATCTGTTAAAAATGGCACAATACAACGTCAAGTTAAAGCAGCTAATTATTCATTAATAGAAAAGACTCTTGCTAGTAGAACATATGATGAATCTGGCGATTATATTGTAGATAATTTTGATATTGATCTTCGTGAATATTATCAGAAGGATGGGAATTTAGGAATTTATTCTTTGGGAATAGATGAAACCGTCAATGGTCTATCTCCATCTGAAGCTAGTGAAAAATTGATCGCATCCATCGGACCAGGTAAGGCATATATTCGTGGATACGAAATCATAAACAAGGAAACCAAATATTTAGAATTAGATAAGGCAAGGGAAACATTAACACGAGATAATGTTAGTATTAAATCTACTGGATTAGCAAAGTTTACCATTAGTAATGTATACAATACTTTACCATTGAATGCTGATGGTGCAGATCTTACGGCATACCCAACAGTATATTTGAATTCTGTTCCTAATGATGGTACTATTGGATCTAATGATACAGAGGAAGCACTCAATTATTTACAAACTATTGATAGAAGAGGTCTTACCTTTGATAAAGATTATGGTATTAAAACCATTTATATAGAAGCTTCTATTGGATTGGGCACTATAGATGAGACTAGTATTGAAGCTAATACTCCATCTAATATGGCAGATTTGAAGACATTATGGTTTATACAATCAAGAACTAATGCTGGTGCAGTATCTACAGTTGAAACAGTAAAAACAATTTCCTTCGCTAAAGTAACTAGGCCAGAAGTTGGTGATGTTAATTCTCAATATTTGCAATTAACTCTTTATGGTAGAAAAGACTTTTTAGATGATCTCTTTATTGAGTATGATGATAATGTTGGAACTAGGAGGAGATTGTTATACAATTCACTTGCTAATGCTCAGCAAGAGATTGATGAAGTAGGTCATATTGTTGATTATAATCAAACTATTACACCTCTTATTGGTGTAATGAAACCAAAGGATTTTAGTGCTGTTAAGAGAGCCGATGGTTTTAATCAAGATACAGACATTATTTACTCTAAAGGAAGACTTGCTGACGGAAGTCAATTATATAATGGAATTTTCTCTTTATCCTATTTCAACCCAGTATTCTTTACTAAACTATTAGTAGATTCTGATATTTCTTCTGATTTTACTTCAGGTAAGTATATTACTGGATCATCTAGTGGTGCATATGGAGTAATCGAAGGTGATTCTAATGGTTATCTTTCTTCTGGCAAGAGTCTTTTTGTAAAGACATTATCTGGTACTTTTGAGTCTGGAGAAACAATTTATAGTGAAGATGGTGGAATTCTACGTATTGCACAAGAAAATACGATTTCACATTTTGTTGTTTCCAGACAAGGAACAGGGTACACAGTAGATGCAAAAATGTTTGTCAATGGCATTTCTTTTGAACCAACTGATATCTTTATTGGTATTAATGGTGGAACTGTATACAAAGCAGAAATTAAGAATCGTGATGCAGTTAATGTAGTATATTCAAATCCACCAATTATTGATGTTAGTGGTACTAATACTATCCCTGTAAATATCATTCCGGTGTTGTTTAAGAATACAGTAACTACATATTCAGCACAGAATGTTAAGTCTATGTATTCCACTTTCGGATCATCTAATATTTTCACTGCTGATGTGGAAATGACTAATACAGATTATGCGTCTACTATTGCTGTAACTGAATATACATTCTCCGGCACTAAAGGATATAGGTATATTGAATGTAATGGTTTTGGTATTAATATACCAGATCTTATTCAGGGTGATATTATTCAGTTCAACGACACGACTGGTCGTGTTAATAAGTTTGTAGTTGAGCATGTAACTAATGCCGAAGGTACTAATAAGTCAAGAATTTATTTCAATGGAGCATTACCAGATAGCATAACAGCAGAATCTGTTGTTAAAATGCGTCCTATTGTAAAGGATACTGCTAGTTCGACACTGTTATACCCAACAGGAAGTAAAGAAGTTAGTAGTTTGATTAAAAATTCTGCAGATACTAGAATTAAGTATTATATTAGAAGGGATTTTATTACTAGTGGTACTGATACTGGAGGAAATATTACTTTTGTTGCTCAACTTGGTTTTGGTACACAAAGATTTGCAGAGTATAACGAGAAGGATTTCTTAATTACTGTTCTTGATAAGGGTAATTCCAATACTGTAAGTACAGGAGATATTATTTACGTTTCTCCTGATTTTGTAGAAACGAAAAATTTTGCTGACGAAACTTCTGGTTTATCTTCAGGAAGTATTACATTAACATTCCCATCTAATTATTTTGGTACAAATGTTACTAGTTTCCCCAAATTAAAGTTAACTGCTACGATTGAAGTAAGTAAAGCAAGGCCAAAAGTAAAAAATGTTGTTAAGAATAAGAGAATTGTTATTACTGCTGGTGGTGATAAAGTTGTTCCTTTACGTGGTATTAATTATGATAATGATAGTACAGAGTCATACACATATTCTGATGCATTTAAGATTAAGTATGTTTATGAAGGAACTAGTCAAACATCACCAACTGTAGATGTAAATGGTAATTTAATTGTTGGATCAGATATAACTCATAAGTTTACATTTGATGATGGTCAGAGAGATACTTTTTATGATGTTTCTCGACTTGTATTAAAACCAGGATTCACTGCACCGAGTGGTATTCTTGTAGTTGCTTTTGATTACTTTGAACATTCACAAGGAGATTTCTGCACCATTGATTCTTATGTACATGAAGATGGTGTTGTTGCTGATGAAGTTCCCAACTTCAATTCAAATGTTCATGGTATAGTCAGCTTGAGGAATGTTTTAGATTTCCGTCCTAAAGTAGATTATAATTCAGTTATTACTGGTTTTCAAGATATTTCTTTATTATCTCAAGCAGAATATATCAATTTCACTGGACCAGGTGGTGCTGTTTCTAGTACACCAGCTTCAAGTAAAATACTTCCATATACAGTATCGTTTAGTGAATCTCAGTATTTGGATAGAATTGATGGTGTCTTCTTAAATCAGAAAGGAGAATTTCTTATTAAGACAGGCAATTCTTCACTAAACCCATCTAAACCAGAAATCATTGAAGATGGTATTCCTTTGTATTATATGTACATTCCTGCTTTCACACAAACAGGTAAGGATGTAAGGATTTTACCAGTTGATAATAAGCGTTACACGATGAAAGACATCGGTAAGCTTGAGAAAAGAATTGAAAGATTAGAGTATTATACTACTTTAAGTATCCTAGAACAGCAAGCATTGAATATGCAGGTTAAGGATTCTTTGGGTCTCGATAGAATCAAGAGTGGTTTTATTGTTGATAACTTTGAATCTCATAATATAGGGAATTTAAGTTCTCTTGATTATAAGTGTTCTATTGATTCGCAACAATCTGTATTGCGTCCACAAGTAAAAGAGGATAGTTTTAAATTAAAAGAGCTTTATACTAAAGACTATCAAAGAAGTATTGGTGGGTATGTAAATAACAATGATGTTATTACATTACCTTATAGTGATATTGTATATGCGTCAAACACATTTGCCACTAAAACAATCAATCCAAACCCATTTGTTGTTATTCAGTATGTTGGGGATGCATCATTAGAACCAAATATTGATCAATGGTATGATACTACTGTGGCTCCGCTTGTAACAGATAATAATACAGGTTTATATTCTATATTCCTATCTAGGGATGTAAAGGAAAGTTTCTCTAGTATTTACAATTCGTTTGTAATTAACTGGGTTGGTGTTAATAAAACTTTCTATAATATCAATTCTCTTGCTGTAAATAATACATCTAGTGCTGCAGCATCTGTTGGTAATGCATCTGTTGGAAGTTCTTCTAATGTAAGTCCACAAAACAATGAGATTGCGAAGGGTGTTGGATATAAAACTATTAATGGCACGAGTGTTAGTGATGCCTTGAGATTTTTTGCTAGGTCTATTCCAGTTAAATTTTCCCTTAAGAGATTAAAGCCAAAGACACAAGTTCATGTGTTTATGGAGAATAGGGATGTTAGTAGATGGGTCAATCCTGATTCTAGGTTTACTGGTGTTTCTGGCAATTCTTTAACTACATTCAATAATGACATCATTACTGATGAATATGGTAATGCTAGTGGTATTATTTTAGTACCTGCAGGATATGCTCCAAAGCAGAACATATCATGGACAGGAGATCTTAATACATTGCAGTATGATGATACTTCAGAAGAAGTTCGTTTTGCTACTGGTATAAAGACTATTCGTTTTACATCTAGTGCAACAGATTCAAATAAGGATGCTGTAGATACATATGCTGAAGTTAAGTTCTATGCAACTGGTGTTCTTCCAGAGAATCCTGCTTCTATTATTTCAACTGTACCAGCATTCTTTAAAGCAAATGAGGGTGTTCAATTAATTGATAGTAATACTGAGAATACTGCTAGACCCAATCCACTTGCACAAACATTTAAAGTAGAGAACTTTGATGGTGGTATGTTTGCTACTGGTGTGGATCTATTCTTCAATAAGAAGAGTTCTTCTATTCCTATTCGGGTTTATTTAACTAATATTGACACAGAAAAACCAGGTAAATATGTTGTACCTGGATCACAAATTACATTATATCCAGATACTTTCTTGAAAGTTTATTCTTCTGGAAATATCACATTAAAGATTGGTGAATATATTACTGGTAATAGATCACTTGCTTCTGGTCCTCTTGCAAAGATTCTTGATAAGAATAATTTTGAAGTAATAGCAAATAGTAATGGTGAGGTTTCTGTTGCTAACGATCAAGTATATACTTTTGTTTTAGATAATCATAACGGAACTTCTTTCTTAACTAATGAAGATTTAACTGTTGGGTCAGTTACCACATATAATAACGCAAATAATGCAACTATTGGTCTTAAGATTCCCAAAGATTCGGGTAGTGTAACTAGTTTAAAATCTACCAATCTTGGATCTGGATATGAGGGAGCAACTATTACTATAGAGAGTCCTCAATTGCCTGGTGGTAGTAATGCAACAGGATCTGCTAAAGTATCAAATGGTCAATTATATCTAGCAGAAGTTGCTATATCTGGTAGGGGTTATACAGAAGCACCTGCTATTGTTGTTCGTGGTTCTGGTCAAGGTGCTACTGGTGCAGTAATTGAATCTGAAATTACTATTAATGAACCAGCAGTTAGAATGGGTATTGCTATTGACACAGAAACAAATGTTAGTTCAATAACACCAACTAAATTTGAGTTTGATTATCCTGTATATCTACAAAACAATACAGAATATGCTTTAAATATTGAATGTGATAGTACAGAATATGAGATGTGGGCATCACGATTGGGAGAAACCGATATTTCTTCTGGTTTAGTTGTTAACACACAACCTTTGTTAGGTTCTGTATTTAAATCACAGAATGTAGATAATTGGACAGAAGATCTATTTGAAGATATTAAGTTTGTTCTTTATAGAGCAGAATTTGATCTTACTAGATCTGCTGAATTATTGATTAAAAATCAGGACTTGGGTTATGAGAAATTAGAATTAGATCCTGTAGAGACATATGCTTTAGCAAATAGTACTGCTACTTCTGAATTGTTTAAGAATAATAGTAATATACTCAAGTTTGCTCATCGCGATAATGGGTATGAAAGTACTGGAAAATCTAAAGTTCATTTTAAAGGATTTGATGATTTCTCTGGATTTGACAGTAATGATATAGAATCTTCTTTGTTTGGGGTTTCTAATAGTGGTGTTGATACATATACTATTGTTGGTCCCAGTAAGGCATCTACTACTGGATATGGTGGTGGAAATACAATACTTGCTTCTTATAATAGGAAGTATGAAAAACTTTATGCACAGATCCCATACTTACAAACATCAGGTACAAAGATCGAAAGTTTTGTATCTACCACTAATATAGTTCCTATAGATTCTACTACAGAAAATTATGCTTCATATTCTGTATCTGATATGGAAACTACATTCTTAAATGAAGAACAGTATTTCTTAAATCAGAAGGTAATTGCTTCAGGAATTAATGAGACAATCAATAATATCGAGAATTCTCTTCTTTATAAGATTAAACTTTCTTCTGATACTTCTCATCTTTCACCATTGATTGATTTAAGAAATGCTTCGGTGAAAACTATATCTAATAGGATTGAGAATAATATAGGTAAAGAAGATCGTTATGGTAAGAAATATCAAATTCTTCAACTTTATCCAGTATATAAATTCACTGTTAGTGGTAATGTTCAAACGGGTACAGATACTGTAATTCCGATTACACTTGGTCAGAATGTCAAAGGTTTGACATCTACTGCAGAATCTGAAGTTCTGCGTGTTGATGGTAATGATATCTATGTTAAGATTAAAAATTCTTTGCGGTTTACTGTTGGTGAAGAATTATATTTCAGTACTCAATCTGTGGGTGATGGTGATTTGAATGCGATAACTGTAAATATTGCTAGTGATGGTATTTTTGAAATTCTTCCTAATTTCGTTACTGGAAATACAGTTACTGCATATAATCCTTCTTATAGAAGTGAGAAGTATGAAAATACAATTAATGGTAAGATAGTTATTTGGGATTCCAAAACCAAGACTCTTACTGTAGAAAATGATAAGCAACCTATTAATAGTAATTATATTAGTGCTATTACTTTAGGTAGTGATTATGCTAGATCCAGTATAACCAGTGGACAAATTGCTGATATTTTCCGTGTAGGAGATATTATCGATTTTCAAAATTCTGCATTAGAAACATCTAAATATGCAGAAGTCAAATCAATGTCACTCTCTGATGGTATTGATTATGTTCCTGAAACAGGTTCTGTAAATACTTCTGCTCTTGCTAAGTATGTTACTAAAGAGATTTTTATTGATAATCCTGCTACTGCAATTAATACATATATCACTTTAAATGTAAAGGATATTTCTGATGTACATGTACTTTATAAGATTAAACCTGCTGCATCACAACAGAATTTCAATGATTTAAATTGGGAGTACTTTAATGGTACTGGTGGTCCTGATGATTCAAACAAGATTGCGACAGCAGAGAATAGTATTTCTGGACAATATGAGAAACAATCTTCTTATCAAGAGTTGAGATATACTGTGAGTGACATGCAAGAGTTTTCTTCTTTTGCAATTAAAATTGTTATGAGAACACCTGATCCTGCTTATGTTCCTAAGATTCAAGATATAAGAGCTGTTGCTTCTTATTGATATGCAATATCTCAAAGTAGAAGGTCACGAGAATTATGTGAGAGATATGAATACGGGAGCAATTATTAATACTACACCAAAAGCATCTGGATCTTTTTCGGGTGAGTTCCAAAATGCCTTGAAAGAACTAAATACTTTAAAGGAAGAAATGTCCGAAATTAAGTCCCTTCTCAAACAGTTAGTCAAATGACATTAAGAAATGTAACAAAGTCTTTTAATTTAGAAGATCAACGGCAGGAAATTAATGTAATTGCTGCTGATCTGGCAACGTTTTATGATAATGACACGGACTCTGTTTCGATTACTGGTGAATTAGCAACTCCTGGATTTGTTGTTAGTGATCAGGGGAATGTTACTGGTGTAGGATCAATCAAACTAAATCAATCAAGTCTTGGTGATGCAGGTACTTCTCCAAATGTAATTATTGATCCCACTGGTAATTTCACCAGTACTGGTGAAATAAGAAGTGGAGGAAATCCACATGAAGGTACTGCAGATGGGTCACATCTGAATACTGGTAGTGGTGTATCAGCGAGTTACAGTAATGCAGCATCTTTCTTGTGGCGAGGTTACACAACAGGTAACTCAACTCCCACCAGTTCTATATCAGTAGCAGGAGACGCAACGTTCGTTGGCAACCTAACAATGAGCGGTGCGACTAGCTGGGTATCAGCCTATCAGATGCTCACTGGTAACCCTGCTGTAGGTACTGCAACAGCTATAGGAACCGATATGCTATCTGGTTCTTCGGGACAATTCACTAGTAAGACTTCAAGTGCTAGCGCAAGTAATACCATTGCTTGGAGAGGTTATCATGGAACCACCAGAACCTCACTGATTACTGCAGGAGGAGCCGCCACGCTCAAAGGGAATGTTCTGGTAGGCGATACTACTACTACTGGTACTTATGTAAAGGTCACAAGAAGCGATACAGGTAATGTATGGTCTGGAAATAATGCAACTGATAATACGTCTTCAATCACAGCAGCAGGAAACGCAACTTTCGCTGGCAGCCTAACCTTAGGTGATTCGAGTACTGGTAACTACAGTAGTCAAAGCAGCACATCCATTGGTTTTTATCAAAGCAATAGTTCAACTGTTTATATCAATGGAACAAGCGGAGCCGCCACTTTTACTGGTGATTTATCTGTATCCGGCAATTATTCTCTAGATCTTGATTTACCTGTTGATAAAGAAATTAATATCGGTGGAATAGGTACAATTTCGATTGGTGGCACTAATACTACTGATTTTCTAATTGAACCTGATGGAGCTGTAAGACTATATTACGGTGTTGATGATAGATTCGGAACATCCCCTTCAGGCGCATATGTTGTAGGAGATATTACATTTATCGCTGGTGGTAGTAGTGTATCATACAATTATCTTGATATGTTAAATTGGAATGAAGCGCATGGTTGGGGTAATCATGCTATTCAAGGATATTTAACTAGTGAGACTGATACTTTACAGACAATTACAGATAGAAATGGTGGTAGCAGTTCTACAACTGGAGATATTATAGTAAATAATCTTACAGTTCAAGGTAATGCTACTACTCTAACATTCGTGAATACTCCTGTTGTTTCTTTGCAGGTAGATAATCATGAAATTGTATTAAATTCTAAAGAAGGTAAATTTACTGGTGATGTAACAGCAAATGATAATTTAATTAGTAATGTTAATAGCACCGTTGGTATTGAGGTAGGTGCTTCTATAATAATATTTGATAATGCACAAGGTTTAACTCTTGGTACTGCAACAGTAGATTCGATTACTCCTGCTTCTAATGAGATTAGAACGAGTATAAATTTTGGACCAAATGTTGGTCCTGTTAGTCCTGGAGAACTTACAATAAGTGCTCCTGGATCAGGATATAGTCAAGATACAGGTGTTGCTGTTACAGGTGGTACTGGTACTAATGCTACTTTTGATATTCTTGCAGTTTCAGGTC